GAAACTTCAAATAATCGCGTGTTTTCAACTCATCACAAAGCTGAAAGTATAGGGACTGTATTACTTCGATTTTTAGAAAAGTCCCATCGTCATTAAAACCACGACATCATCTTCATCTTTATGCCCCTTGTTTTCTTGCTGTTTAGAAGCACATTCAGAACACCCTTTTTCTATGGCAATAAGTAATCTTTTAATAATATTTATAAATTTCATGCGTAATCCTCCATTGCTTCGTTAATATTATAATAATTTAAAAAATGACCTTAACTATAACTGCAATTACGATAGCAACTATAACAGTTGCTACATATAGAAGCGTTTTAGGTACACTACTATTCTTATCACTACGTTTAATTTTGCTTAATAAACCAGTCGCCTGCAATGGAATAATCAATGTCACAACATAGATAAGTGTCTGGCTATACATAGAAATATTCTCAAACAATTCATTAGTAAGTCCAATCTTGGATATATCAATAATGTAATAACAAATCAATGCGACTAATCCAATCAGACTTAGACTTCTAATTTCCTTAATAATGCTTTCCTTTTCATGTGCTGCATAATCAGACATGCTTTGGGCTACTTCTTTTACTTCGCTATTCATGTTCTCGCTTTTCCTTTCTCCGTTGATGATTTCAGAAATACTTACATCAAACAATTCAGATATTTCTACTAATAAACTAATATCCGGCATATTACTACCCGTTTCCCATCTTGATACTGTTCTTCCGGAAACATTTAATTGTTCTGCAAGTTGTTCCTGTGTGATATTTTTTGTTTTTCGAAGCTCTTTCAAAAAGCTTCCGATCTTTTTTTGATCCATTCTTGTCCTCCTTTCAACAACAGAATACGTGTTTTTTAACAAATATTACACGACATAAAGCGAGAAAATGTCGTTTTTGCTATTAGACACATTTGTCTAGTGTATTTTTATAGTCTTTTTCCTCTAAATCAAGAGGCAAATTCAAATTTGCGCTTTCATCGAATACATCAATTATAGCACCAATCTTATAATCTTTCTACTATATTAAAAGAAGCCGACTGAATCCCTCCAGTCGGCTCCCTAATACTTTGTCAAATCGCTACTTCCATTCCTCCAACAAAGGTGAATACTATGTTGTCTTTCCGGTGAACCGTCATGCTCTCGACCATGCTACACCACATTCCTTCCTCGAATTCCTCTATAATTTCATCAGCCGCTTCCAGTGTGGCAATGAATTGTTTGAAGTAATCCTCCCGCTTCTGCAATTCAGCAATCTCCGCCGTGGCCTCGTCATACTCGTCTTTAGCTTTATTATAGCGGCGTTCCAGTTCATCATACTGTCTCTGGTATTCAATCTGGTCCATGGCAATCCGGGCATTATCGTGCACCAACTTCTGAATCCGCTCAACCAAGATATCCAATTCGGTTAGCAGCTTTTGACTTTGAGCACGCTGTTCTGTGGTGTCGCACACCATGTCCATCATCAACTTGGCATTGGCGATAAGCTCCTCTCGCTCATCAATGGCGATGTTTGCCGCCTTAACAAAGGCTGTCTGAATCTCTTCCTCAGACAAATGCGGCGTGGAGCATTTACACTCATTTTTGAACTTCCGGTTGCACTGATAAATAATTTTACGGTATTTGCTATTTGAGTGCCAGACCTTGGAGCCATACCAGCCTCCACAATCTCCGCATTTTATCTTTGATGCATATATTCCAACCCCGCTGTATCGACTGGACATTCCTTTTCTTTTTGCCATCTCCGTTTGAACCCGCTCAAATGTCTCTGCATCGATTATGGCTTCGTGATGGTCCTCAACATAGTATTGCGGTATCTCCCCGGTGTTTCTGACCTGCTTATGCGTTAAATAATCTTTGGTGTAATATTTCTGCAAAAGGGCATCCCCTTTGTACTTCTCATTCGTAAGAATGCTCTCAACTGTTCCTTGCCACCAAGTATCCTTCCCTCCCGGACTTTTTATGCCGCGCTTCATAAGTTCCTTACAAATCGCGTGAGGTGTAAGGCCACTAAGGAAAAGCTTATATATCAGTTGCACAGTTTTGGCTTGCTCCGGATTGACAATAAACTCTCCATTCGGTCCCTTGTCATATCCAAGGAACCAGCTGTAGTTTACACTGCAATGGCCATCTGAGAAACGTTTTCGATGTCCCCATGTGGTATTTTCTGAAATGCTCCGGCTTTCTTCCTGTGCCAAGGAACTCATAATGGTAATGAGCACCTCCCCCTTGGCATCAAGTGTCCATATATTCTCTTTTTCAAAATATATCTCCACGCCGATTTCCTTGAGTTTTCTTACCGTCACAAGGGAATCCACCGTATTTCTTGCAAATCGGCTGATTGACTTTGTAATGATAAGGTCTATCTTTCCGGCCAATGCATCCTCGACCATCTGGTTGAATCCGTCTCTTCGTTTTGTATTTGTAGCCGTGATACCCTCATCCGAGTACATCCCGGCAAATTCCCAATCCGTGCGGCTGTTAATGTAATGTGTGTAATAATCCACTTGCGCTTCAAAACTGGATTCCTGTTCTTCATGGTCTGTTGAAACGCGGGCGTAAGCTGCAACCCGACGTTTCCGCTGTTCTGCAATACTTTGTCTCTGCTTATTCAGAGTGGCTGGTATCTTCGTAACTGTAGCCATTATTCATACCTCCCAACTTCAGTTTTATTGTTTTTCCTTCCTTAGTGGTAATAGTAAATATCCGGTTTGCGCCAAAGCTCATGCTTTCCACTGTTTCTTTCAGCCTACCAATATCGAATTCTTCAAATCCCAACACCTCCGAGAGCGTTTCCTTCAAAAACTCCTCTCTTATCCCGCGTTGTTTGCATCCATCTTCCTTATTGATGCATTTCCAGTAACTCACCATTTTCCCACGATTCTTTTCCGTATACTTCCTTATTGGTTTCCCACAGCATCCGCAAATGATCATGTCACCAAATACGGTCTTGCTTGCGTGATATTCATGCATCCTGTTTATTTGGTTCTGCCTTCTGGCATCATCCCAGCTATCGTACCTTGCGTTAGAAACCCATGTGCGTTCTATGACCTCGCCGTTTTTCATATGAAAAATGAGCCTACCGTATTCTGGCACAACAATCTTATCAATGTTGTCGGCCACGGTCTGCTCGTCCCATGTATCCATTTTCAACATGTCATGCAATATTTTTTTAAGTTCTGACATCGGCAGGGCCTTTCTATTCGTGCACCCTTCAACCTTAAGCACTGACCGACATGCCCAATACACTGTCCTTTTACCGCCTTTATTTTCTTTCCGCATTTTGCGATTAAAGCTCTTCCCGCAACATCCGCACTTTATTTTTCCGGACAATGCGTAGGTTCCGTAATTGCTGTTGTTTCTCCACTCGCCAAAGAAAATGTGCCGTCTTTCCATCTCATCCTTGACCGCTTCAAATTCCTCCATGCTGATAATCGCTTCGTGCGAATCCTCGATATAATATTGCGGAAGTTCTCCTTTGTTTCTTTTTGAAACCTTGGTAATAGGGTCCACAATATATGTTTTTTGACACAAAAGATTTCCCGTATATGTTACATTCGTCAAAATCTTATGTACCTGCGGCGGCAATATCTTCTTCCCATTGATGGATAAATAACCATCCGCATAAAGGCCATCTGCGATATCTTCCAGTTTTGCCCCTGCAAGATACTCTTCATAAATACGGCGTACCGTTTGAGCTTCTTTTTCATTGATGACCATTTTGTCACCTTCCCAATCGTAGCCTAGTATCTTGAAATGATAATGTGGCTTTCCACTCTGGTACTTTTTCTGATGTGCCCAGCGGATGTTCTCACTCATGGAACGGCTCTCTTCCTGTGCAAATGAAGCAAGCAGCGTCATCATTAGTTCACCATCTCCGGAGAGCGAACTGATATGCTCCTTTTCGAAGTAAACCTCCACTCCGATAGCTTTTAGGTGCCTTACCGCCTCCAAAAGGTCTACCGTGTTTCTTGCAAATCGACTAATGGATTTTACCAGAATAAGGTCAATCTTCCCGGCATCGCAATCCGCAAGTAATTCTTGGAACGTTCCTCTCTTTTCAGCAATCGTTCCTGTGATGCCTTCATCCGAGTATACGCCAGCGTATTCCCATTCTGGATTCTTCTGAATCAAAGCGCTGTAATAACTGACCTGCGCTGATAAAGAATGCATCAATCTTTCTGAATCCCTCGACACTCTCGCATATGCGGCAACTCGTTTTTTAGGTTTGAGCATTTGCCTTTTTGGCTCAATTTTTCGTATGTTTGGCATTGTATCCCTCCTTATCAGTATGACATGTTCGCGTAGATACAAAGCTATTGCAAGTCAATCCGGGTAAATAAACTGGACAAAGAAATGCCGTATTTATTGGTGAATTTTTCATTAATATCTTCGTACTGCTTTTCAGAGATAATGTCTTGTTTCAATAACTTTTTTGCCAGATGCATTGTGGCCATATAAAGTTTTTCACGATTAAACTGTTCTTCACTCATGCTTGCCACCTCCAAATCTGGCAGCAACAAAGCACTCGTGGCTACAATACTTCCGTTTGCTATTTCCATATGCAGTAAACATCTTTTTACAATGAGCGCATTCATGCGTATAAACTGCTTTACGATTCACCTTATCCAAGTTGGCATTCCACCACTTATTTCTACATTTATCAGAACAGAACTTCTTTTCTTTCCGACCGGGATTCTGTTTTACAGCCGCCCCGCAACATAAGCAAACGTGAGCTTCCGTATTTTGTGTCGGTATCTGAGATGCCATATTTCCACCAAGGCCATGTCGACGACAATATGTTTTCACGGTATTCTCGGACAGCTGCATCTGTTCTGCTATCCTCTTGTAACCAAGTCCTGCTTCTCTTAAATTGCGGATTTTCAGTCTCTGTGCGTCATTCATATGCACACCTCCTTCTAATCCTCCCAATTACAGAAATGCGCTATTTGAACGAGATTTTTAACAAAAAAAAATAAGGCCCACAGGTTTCCAACGAAACCCACGGGCCATAATCCACCACTATATTCTTGTTACATAATCAAGAGAAATCCATCCAGCTCTGCTCTTAAGCCGTCCCCATCTTGTTGCTCCCCTGCCTTCTGCTTCTTCAATGATGGTAAAAATACCAATACCCGTAAATCTTCCGGTCTTGGCGCAATCCGTTCCCGGACCTTTACGAATATTCAAATTCGGCACTTTCACACGAACCTTATATGGTTCGAACATCTCTTCCTCAACATCTGATTCCTTGATGCTGTCTAAGATACTTAAAATCTTACCTCCATAGTTTTTACCTGTTGCCCAGCCTTTTCCATTTGGATTTTCTTTCTGGCCAAGCCACTCCACATAAGAGGCACACCCTCTCACAACATAACGGAAGCGACTATCCACACATTCATTTACAAGTAAATCCTCTGACGCATAAGCCTTCAAATGCTGAATCTGCGCCCGGATACCAAGCTGAGGTGTATCAAAAGAACATCCCTTTTTACCTCTGCTCGTTACTCCCATTCCACAGAAATTATTCTGGTCCAATGTCACCGCTGACCCTTCAAAAGCAAAATTGCCTGTTTCCAAGCAGGACTGTGCAAAAGCAATATCTCCTCGTACTCCTTCTGCTTCACCTTCTGAAATGTAAAGTGGAATCATATCAATTACAGACTGAGCAACATTCGGATTCTTCTTCAAGATATAGGCTCTCATCTGTTCTGCATCTGCTAATGCTTCTCCCATGATACGAGTAAGGGATACCGACTCTTCTGCTTTCATAGCCGTCTTAATATCCTTGCGGAACTGACTCATAGACAAACCAAAATGTCTCCACAAATGTTCCACGTCACCATGGTTACTGGCAATGCCTCTGTCATGACCTTCCGAGTGCGATAAAATCACCCCATCTGCTGTAGGGTCAAGAGAAAACTTCAAGCAAAGATAAGCAAACAACTCCACCGCGTGTTTATAAGTAGCAAGCACATGCGCTTTTGTATTTTCACCATCCGCCTTTTCTCTCCAAGATGCTCCACCAATATATTCAATGGTATCTGGTTCTGTCATCTCTACTCCAATGTGTGTGTTATTACTGTCTCCGCCGCCGTGCCATCCTCTATGGTTCCAAGGAAGAAGCTGATAGATATCTCCATCTGGTTCCACAATGGCGTGAACACATGCCTTTGCACCGGATTTGTTCCAACTATTGATAAACGGCTGTGCCTTTGGCTGGGGACATCCCACGCTGTGAAGCATCAAACCTTTGACTTCAATAGTCCTACCACTTTTATAACAATCTGACTGTGTACAGATATTCTGTATTACTTTCATAATAAACCTACCTTTCCATGAAAAAAGGAAGTGTCCAAAGACACTCCCTACTCTTCATTCTCTTCTGTTCCTTCTGCATCATCGTGAAGCTGCTCCAGCACTTCAATCAGCTTCTTTGGAACCGGCAAGCCAATAACGGCTACGTTCTCAATGATGGAAATGCCCTCATTGGAAAGGTAAAAGAAAATCACTGCTGTCCGAAGCACACTTCCATTTCCGATTACCTGTGCATCAATGATATGACCGATACCCACCAAACAGAATATGGCGACCTTTTTGCATATCCCCTTAAATCCGGTCTCACTTGATAACTTCTTCTGAAAGAATGCAGCC